ATGAAGGAAAAATAAAAGCATACAAAGAATCTGGTCTTATTGGAAAAAAAAGATGGGATACTTATATTGGTGATAGAACTTGTAAATTATGTTTATTAATGAATAATCAGGAAGTAGGGTTGAATGATAGTTTTGTATTATCTAAAGATGGTTCATTATATAATTGTCCTCCTCTTCATCCCAATTGCAGATGTACTACAACTTTCGAATTGGAAGATTAAATGTCAAAAATAAATAATGTGTTAGATTTTTTAAAAAAAAACAAAGGTAGAAAGTTCACCGCGAAAGAAATATCTGATAATATTTCTATTTGTGGTAAGTCCGGTATTTATTCAGCATTGGCACGATTACGTCGTGGAAAGTATGTTAAGTTTAGTTCGGCTGAAAAAACGTTCGAATATACACATCATGGTATTGGATTAAAAACTGCAATATATAATCAAACACGATTATTATACGTTTACTGGCTTTAAACATGGGCAGAAAAGAAGTTTTAGAATTTTTAGAACGTAATCCGGATAAGTTCTTTTCCATGGCAGACATTTCAAAAGAAATAACGGCTAAAAAGAGAACTATGGAACAATTAAGAAAGTTTAACGAGGTGCATTATATTAGAGCGAGAAATAATAATGGAAAAGCACTTTTTTTGTATAAACATTGTGATAGAGACCTCCCGTATTATATGGAGAAAGATTAATGAAAGATTACAAAATTCCTATATTAACCTTTTTTTCTGATGGTTATCAAGGGAAAGCTATCGCTTATGATTATGAAACTAATTTATATATATTAAAGAATGACGAGAAACTGATTAAGTTGATAACAATAGAGGAAATGAATAAATTCATTAAAATTCTTAACAATCTGAACAACTGAAATAATATTATTTAAATACTTCAAAAAAAATTCAATTATTTATGACAGACGATATTTTAAAATTATGGATGCCTGTTACCAAAACTGCTTCTGGAGAATTTATAGGTATTCTTTCCGATTCGAGCATTGACCGTGACGGCGAATTTATGAGTAAAGAATTATTACAAGATTGGTCAAAGAACGTTTCTGTTAAAGCGTTAGTCAATCATGAGAACAAAATGGAGAAATGGGTCGGTGGTTGGCGAAATTTGAAATATATAGAAAACGATGAAAATGGGGCTCTTATAGGTGAACCATGGTTTTTCAGCGAAGAAGCTAATCCGTTAGCACAACAAGTTAAACGACAAGTTGAAGAATCTTTACTGAACGGTGAAAATGCAGGTATCAGTATTGGGGCGTTACCATTAGAACATATTGAAAAAGAAATAGACGGTAAATCGCATAAAGGTTATACTAAAGCTGAACTATTAGAGGGAACATGGGTTCCTATTCAATCAAATCGTAATGCGTTAAGTTTTGCTCGTATGGCTAAACAATTTAATATTGAACTGGCAAAACCAAAAGAATGTTTAAACACGGAGGTCAATAAAATGACTGAAATTAAAAAAGATGAAATTGTTACTCCTTCTGAAGAACCAAAAGTTGATGAAGTTAAAAAAGAAGAAGAAGTAGAAGAGGAAGAAGTGGTGGAAGAAGAAGTAGCAGAAGAAGTAGTAAAAGTTGATGGTCAGGAAATAGTTGACACATTAAAAGCAGAAAATGCAAATTTAAAAAAACAATTAGATGATTTGAAACAGAAGGCAATTCTTAAACCTACTGTGGAAAAAGCAACGTGTTCTGACACAGGAAACGATGAACCATTAACTGTTGAAAGAATGTTGAAAATGAGATATAGAGGAGGAAAATAAATAAAATGGCATTCGGAAACATGACATTAGGAAACGCAGAAGCAGGTTTCTTGTTCGACCAATCATTTGGTAAAGCAGGAATTGCAGAAGAACAATTATATTTCGACCCAATGCGTGGACTTGATAAAAGGGTTGAAATTGGAAAAGCATTACAAAAAGATATGATTACAAAAGGACCGTCTTTAGGTAACACGTCTGGTGGAACTTATACTGGTTATGGTTTAATGACTCCTTTTGTTGACCCAAGTATCGTTGATAAAACGGTCAGGGAAACACCATTAGTGAGACTATTACCACGAAGAGCAGTAAGAGGAAGAAGTTATGTCTATAACATTATATCCGCGAAAGGTGGCGCATTATTTTTAGATGACGATGCACCATTGGCAGACCAAGTTGATACTCGAACTACAACTGCAATTCAAATGAAATATTTGTATGCAATAGGAAGAGTGACAGGACCAGCAATGGCTTCTGCAGATGGATTCATTAATCTATTAGCTGAAGATATAAGAGTTAAAACCGCAAGTATGAACGAAGCATTGGAAAATGAAATTGTTAATGGTAATACTACCACTAACGCAAACGGATTTCAAGGTTTGATTCAATCATTGTCAACTAACACGACTGATAATGGTGGCGCAAATGTAACTCTTGCACAAATCAGAACTGACCTTAACACTTCATTTGAAGCAAACGGTTTGATTGATTTAGCTGTTACTGATGGGTCAACTTTTAACTATGTTAAAGGTCTATTAATGGATTATCAAAGAAACGTTGAAAAACCAGCAGGACAACTTGATTTCGGTATTCCAGATGCATTCATGTTTGATGGTGTATTATTCTTGAAAGATAGATATATGCCAACAACTGCATCAGGACGAAGAATTTTATATCTTGACACCAGATATGTATTTTTGGCAGTATTACAAGATATAACTTTTGAAGAAATGGCAAAAATCAACGATAGCCAAAAGTATTTATTGAAATGGTATGGTGCATTAGTCATATCTTTTGAAAGTGCAATGGTTATGAGATACGGTCTTGCTTAATTACGGAGGTAAAGAGAAATGACAGCAACATCAATTTTAAAATCTTGGGAAGTATTACCCAATAGTGAACTGAAACGTGTTTTGTTTCAAACACCAGACACTGCAGATGCGACCAATACTTTAGAAATCACGTTAGCCGATTATGGTATTAGTGTGACTGGTTTACTGGCAGTAAATAGCTGGGTTCATACTGCAAGTGGAAGTGTAATCACTGCTGAATCTAACACTTGTGCAGTATCTTCAGGTGTATTAACTGTTACAATAGCTGCAGGAACTGATAATGATGTCAGAGTAATTGAAATCATTGGCAGAGCTGACCCCGGAGCATTCAGTTAGAAACAATAAAAATATTTTTATTTTTTTATATTTTAAATTTTATATTACCACGATTCAGTTGAACGTGATGAAAACAGGAGGAAATAATTTACAATGGCACACGGAATTCCAACATTAGAAACAAGAGATTGGGACTTTAAAAACGACGTAAGAGTTTATGGTCGTTTATCAGGAAACAATAATAAATACTTTTTAGAAGAATTTTTCTCGCAGAAACCAGCACTTAACGGTGACATGGTGGTTGATGCTGATGCAAACGATGCAGCGGCATTAGTTGCTTATACAATAGCTAATCGGCATTTTGAAGTATTAGGAACAAATGGAACAAGTGCATCTACTGCTTTCAGTAGCACAGTTGCAGGAGTGACTATAACAACTGCTGGTGCTGATAATGACCAAGTTATAATCTTACCACATCTTGATACCGCACAGACTGCATGGACTGGTATTAAATGGGGCACAGAAAATCAGACTGAATGGGAATGTGCAATAAGAACAAGTTCAAGTATTGCCACTCAATTAATATGGGCAGGATTGAAATTAACCAATACACCTACCATTGCGACTGATGCTGACCAAGTATTGTTCAGATATTCAACTGACGATTCCGATACTAATTGGCAGATAATTGACAGTGTTGGAGGAACTGATACTCAAACGGATTCAGGAATAGCAGTAGCAGTATCTACTAACATCAGATTTAGAATAAAAATATTAAGCACACGTCAAGCACAGTTTTATATTAATGATATATTAATATACACTTCTGGTGCATTGACCAACGACGTTGATTTAATACCATACGTGGGAATACAAGCATTAGATACTGCTGCTGTTTCATTAACATTATCTTATGAAAAGATTAGCAGAATATTGTTTGAATAGAGGAGTGAATAAAAATGTTTAGATTTAAAGGTAAATTATTACATGTAAAAAAAATGTTAGGAGGTAATCCTCAGAACTGTGAATGGTTTACCTTTATTAATAGACAAGAAGTTCCTTTTGAACTTGTCGATTTGGTAAGAAAACAAGGCGGTGAAGTTGAAGAAGTTAAATCTTCTTCTCCTGAATCATTACCAAAGTTAGAACCGAACGTTGAACCAGAAGTTGAATTTAAATGGGATTATGCAAGTTTGAAAAAACTTACCAGAAATGAACAAATCACTATGTTAAAACAACTTGGTTCAACGAACATTCCTTCTCTTGAAGGTGGTCGTATTAATTTAATATTAGAATTGCTTGAGGTGGCACCATGAGAGATTTACAATATGCAGAATTACAGGGAGCAACAACCCTCGATGCTACTGCTACATCAACCGGAACAGTTAATGTTTCGGGATATGACAGATTGGTTTTCTGGGTTGA